AGCCCAGCGACCCCCTTAGACGCAGCGTTGCGCACTTCGCCAGTGTGCTTGAACCAGTAGTGCCAGCCCTTGGTTGTCTGCACGACCATCGGGGTATCAGTCAGGTTAATGCTAGCGGCAAAGTCCCGCGCTTCAGCTGTATCGCAATCGATCACGACCACGCCAGACAGGCTGCCAGTGACCACGCCGATGTCGAGTGGCACAGGCTTGGGCCAATGCCGCCTTGCCTTATAACTGGTGCTCAGCCACGGGCGCCCAGTGTGAACGCCGCCCTCGTCTCGCAGCCACTCGGGTGGCTCTGGGCTTTGAAAGTAGTCCGCAATATCAAGTAGATCGTCTTCAGTCTGGCGTACTGTCTGCCAAAACTGCCACTGGTGGGCTGGGATCTTCGCGCCCTTGGTAAGAGCTAGTACCTGCAACCCCTCCTCGTGAAGCTCCAGCGCGAGATCAATCCAGTTCTCCATTCGTGTCGTCCTCCTCAATGAAATCCTTGGGGTCTAGCCCCGCAGCCCTGCAAATCCGCACAAGGTCCGCAATGCGCATGTCGCGTGATCTACGCCAGTGGTAAGTCGCCGTCCTACTGCGTCCCGCCAGCGCTGCGAGTTGGGGCATGCCCCCGACTGCTTTGACCAGTTTATCGAATGCGAGCATCTTTTTTCCTTGCCTTCTTATTTTTTCTGCTGCAAAAAGTGTAGCGTTTTTTGACACTGACCGCAGGAGGACGCAAGCGAAAATGTCATTACCGATAAGATCAACGTCGAGCATCGCGCTCGATGAACCTAGCAAAAGCTTGCTCGTAGCTCATCAGGGCTGGGGCAAGACTTACACGGCCCGTTACTTTGCAGAGGCCTACGGCAAGGGCATCATCTTCAGTGGCGAGGCAGGCCTAAAAAGTCTGCAAGACGTCGAGATTGATTACGTGCCGTTCACGGGCTGGGAGCACGCAGAAGGCGACGGGGTCGCGTTCAAAGACCTGCTCAAGATGATGCGCAGTCCCGAGTTCAAGAAGGGCGGGTACAAATGGATTATGGTCGACAGCTTGACCGAGCTGTCTGACATAATCTTCCGCCACTACGACAAGCTGTACGGCGATGCCAACGGCTTCAAGGTCTGGGCCGACTACGGCAAGGCCATCGAGGGCACGTTGCGGATGATCCGCGACCAAAACGACTACCACGTCGTTGTCACCTGTCTCGCTAAAGAGGAGGCGGACAACAACGGCGTAAATCATTACTGGCCCCAAGTGCAGGGCAGTAAGCAGGGCAAGAAGATCCCGGCGATTTTCGACAACGTATTCTGCGGGGCCAAAATCCCCGTCAAGTCGAGCGACGGGCCACCCACCATCCAACGGGTTATCTACACCGACGAAGTGAACGGCTGGCACGGCAAGGTCCGTGACCCTTACAGCGCCGCACGCCCCGTCGAGGAGACGGCCAACATCGTTGAAATCATCAAGCGTATTCAAACCGGAGAAGTAAAGAAATGAGCTTTACCTTTGCAGACCTAGACCTGTCAGACATCAGCGAGAGCAGCTCGCTCGGCATCGGCGTCCACGTTGTCGAAATCACGGACGCAAAGTTTGGCCCCCGGAACGAAGGCGAACGGCCTGTCGTTGAGCTGGAGCTGAACGCCTCTGGCGCTATCTTCACGGACACGCTTCGCGTTTACAGCGAAAGCGAAGCCGGGGCACGCATCAGCCGACAGCGGCTGAAGCAATACCTTGTGGCCATTGACCACGACGACCCTAATACCCCGCGTGACATCAACTCGATGAAGGGTAAGCGATGCAAAGTGAAGATCGAACCGGGTAAGGCCTTCGTGCGCGACGACGGTAGCACTGGCAACTACAAGAACGTCACGGCTGTCTTTAAACCTGACGCAGAGGTCAGTGACGTGGTGAAGCCAGCGGCTCAGCCAGCCTTGGCCATTGGCTCTACATCCACATTTGACGACGACATTCCGTTCTAAGTCATGTCAGAGATCGCCGAGACCATACTCACCGCCATTGACGAAGGCTTTGTTGGCCGACGTAAGTCGAAGCCACGCGCCTACATTGGTGGGTCAAACATCGGCGGCCCGTGTGAAGCCGCGCTATCCTTCTCTCTCCGTGGCTTCCCAGACGATGAGCCTCCCCCTAAGACGCAGCGCGTTTTTGCTTTGGGCCATGCGCTCGAAGACCTCATCGTCTCTGATCTCAAGCAGTCGGGGATCACTGTCATCGACCGTGACCCCGAAACGAACTGGCAGTTCGCGTACCAAAAATACGGCGGCCACATTCGTGGTAACGCCGACGGCCAGATTGAGGTGGCCAATGGCGAACTGGCACTGCTTGAGATCAAAACCATGAACGCTGCCAAATGGCGTGCGTTCGTGAAGAAGGGGGTGGCCGAGAGCCACCCCCAATACTTGGCACAGATGCAGACCTACATGGGGCTGGGCGGCTTTGAGAAGGCGGTCCTCCTCGCGTACAACAAAGATACGTCTGAGCTTCACGCCGAAGTCGTTGAGTTCGACGAGCTGGAGTACCATGCCCTGATGGCAAAAGCCGAACGGGTCATGGGTGGCTACGCGCCTAGATGCTCCGACAACGAAGACGACTTCCGTTGCAGGTTTTGCTTCAAACGGGGTGCGTGCCGCGAAGGCAAGTTGCCAGAAAAAAACTGTGCGACTTGCCTTCATTCTATCGCCCAAGATGATGGACGCTGGTACTGCAAATTAAAATCCGAGACAGCGCAGGAGCTTTGCGATGACTATTCAGTTTGGGAGCCAAGTGCTGACTGAGGAAGACCTCATCGAGCACCCGCACCACTACGCCAAAAACGAAATCGAGCCGATAACCTTCATCATGGGCAACGACCCCGATGGCATGTACGCCCGTGGCGCCGTGATTAAGTACGTGAGCCGCGCTGGCCAGAAGTCATACGACGGCATGACGGCCAAACAGTCAGAGATTGCTGACTGGAAAAAGGCTATGCGCTACTGCGAGATGCGCATCCGACAGCTTGAAGGCAAGCCCGTCGTCTAGTCGCACAGCTGCTGGTGCAGCAGGTTATGCTCCAGCACCTGTCTCTTTGTTTCCATCGTGTCGCCTACGGCTGGATAGATGTAGCCGTAAACCTCGCATGCGTCACTGACGGAACCAGCCGCCCTTCCGCAACCGTTCGTCAACGTCAGCGTCACTGCTAGTGCGAACGCTGCGTTCAATATCCTGCGCATGGCGTTTGATGGCCTCCAGTTTTTGTTTGGCTCGCTTGTCTTGGTGGCGTTTGCTGTCTCGGCGGCCAGCCAGATAAACGAAAAGACCGAAGGCCGCCGCTACTGCGGCTGCGCCTCCGGCGATAAGTTGTTGGATCAGCATCAGGTCCATTAGAAATCCGTCGTTCCGTAAGTTGTGCGCTTGAATGGCCCGCCGCCTACGCCGCTAGACCTGCCTTCCGGCTGTCTTGCGAGATTGACTGCTCCTTCACGGAAGGCGCGGTTGCCACCCAGCACTGGTACTCGGCTGACTACTTCGCGAACGCCCTGACGCTGGACGCCAGCGCTGCCTTCGCCAGTCGCAGCTTCTTTGGCTACGTTCATGGCGGCTGAGCCGACGTTAAACAGGTCGCCGAAGATCATGCCGTAGGTTGGGCCAAGTACAGCTTCCGCCATGCGTTGCTGGCCAAATGCTCCATTGTCTGACTGCTGGACTGCGTCGTGTAGCAGGTCGCCAAAGAGACCAAGTCCGCCCGCTGTCATGAAAGCGGTCAGATACCACCCAGCCATGGCATCGACGTCTTCGTCAGCCCAGTCTGTCTTTATGAACGGCAGGTCGCTTAGCCGCCGTTCTTGGCTGAGAGCCATGCTCTGGCTGTCTTCGCCGCCCCGAGACATGACCACGTCTTTTGCTGCCAGCGAGCCAGCAGCAACAGCTGGGCCAAGCGTCATCAGAAGGGTAGGCCGGGTCATGTACTTGCGAGCCGTGTTGAAGTTGCCTTTGGCCACAGCGCGGAAGGCTTCTCTCGTGTCGTCGACCAGCATCTCTTTTGCAAACCGCCCGTACATAATGGAGAACGACTTGAGCTGGTAGGCCAAACCACCCCATGGCGTGTTCGCGTAGAGCGGCATGTCTTGCGGCTTGGGCGAGAAGACCGTGTTTTCGACGAACCGGATAACCGCGCGCTGGTAGGCTTCGTCAGTTGAGAAGTCAGGGATCGGCTGGCTCGGATCGTAGGTCAGGCCGTGAGACTTTAGGAACCGAGCATGCAGATTGTAGGCTGGCGAGCCAACCGCTGCTGGCCCCATCTTCTGCATCGCGGCCATATGGTGGCGCATCGCCTCCATGCCGATGGCAGCTGAGCCAGCTCGGTTGATGTTGGTCCACGGCGTGAGGCCAGTCATCTTGAAGAACGTCGACTGGATCACGTTGTCTGCATCACCGATGAGCTGGGCCATCCGTTCGTGCGTGATGCCGTCCATGTTTACGCCGATTTGTCGGATCGTGTCTCGGTACTGCTTATTCGTCAGGTAACGAGACCAACCGTTCCAAGCCGCCTTGAAGTCGCCCGACCGGATGATGGGCAGGGCCAGATCCGAGAACGAAGTGATGGCTGCGTAAGACAGCAACGTGATGTTCTGGAAGGCTCGGATAGAGCGTGAAGCCT